TGGAAACCAATCAAGCCAAGTTTTAATTGTTGTTGTTCTTAACTGTGGGTTTGTATTTCTTATTATAGCCCAACGACTTTTACGTATTCCATCTTTGTTTGGCTTTTGAATAATAGCTCTGCGAAAAACTTCTATGCAACAAGCAACAGACTTACCACTTCCAACTGGACCTCTTATCCCTCGAAAGAATGTATCATCTTTAAGAAATGTTTTTAATACTTGACCATCTGGTTTATATTTAAATTCTATCAACCTTATAATCCTTACCTATTTTTGACAGCTTATCTAAAGTTGCAGGAGCTAGGGAAGATATAAGTTTGTCAGCTTCATAGTCATTAATAAAGTCTTTTGGAAAATGTTTCATGTGAACATTCTTTACAACAATACGTAAGATGTTTCTTTCTTCAATAGATAGTTTATGTAACCAAGCCATTATCTATACCGTGCTGTTTTCTTCGCAATAGCTTTTGGTTGCTTTACGTGTTGCTTGCCTTTTCGATTACCTTTAGCTTTGGCTCTGTTAGTTGCTGCTTTCTCAGAAGCAGATAAAGCTTTCCAAGCTGCATCTGGTAAATATCTTTTCTTGCCTTTAGATGGTTTGCCATCAGAAGTGCGCCACTTTTGTTTACCCCAATTCTTTAAAGATTGTTGTGGCTT